ATACAGCAGTTGAACCGAATGTTACAGTAGAAGAAACCCATGAAGGAGCAGTAGAAGCACCAGTAGATTTAAGAATATATCCGTCAGCACCTGGAGTAATAAATCCAGTCTGGTTAGTATCAACTTGATACATCAAGTAACCAGCAGAACCACCAAGAATGTTAGAAGCAGTTGAAGCAGAAGTAGCAGTACCAACAGTTAAGGCTGAAGCATTAACCCAGACAGGAGAGGAAGTTCCACCTGATGTTAATACTTGACCAGAAGTTCCAGCAGCAGAAAGAGCAAGTCCACTAGCACCAGAATATGCTACAGCACCTTGAACTGCAGTTAATGATGACCCAGTTCCACCATATGCTAGAGCAACAGCATTTCCTTGCCAAACAGAACCTGTACTTAAAGTTTTATTAATAAGAGTTTGGGTTGCGCCTAAAGTAGCAACAGTAGCACCGCCACCTGCAGTCGTACCATCATGGAGTCTTAGCGTTTTTACTTCTGTATCGTAAGTAATCTCGCCAACTGCACCAGTGAAAGCATTATTCTGGGTTGTCGTACCTCTTCTAAATTGTACTTGTGTTGCCATTTAAAATTCCTCTTTTTGTATATTTATGCTTGCGCTTCTGACCAAAACAAGTTCAAGTTAACATTGGCTGGTTCAGCATCTGCTATAATAATTGATCCCGCCATTGCTGGGTGATATTGACAGACATAATATAAATTATCTGGAGCAGTTAAAGGAACTGTAAAAGTTATTGTTCCATTTTCTTGTCCAGGGTTTGTAACCCCTGTTGTGTAAAGATTTGCTTGATTATATGCACCAGAAGATGTCTGAATATGGAATGGGTGACCACTAGCATTAACAGTAAATGTATATTTTTGACCACGATATAAAGTTAGTGTTGGATCTAATGCTTCATTAATATTATATGATGAAGAACCAGAAGCTGTTACACTAAATGTACTTACACCCTGTGTAATATTCTTAACAACAAGAGCCAAGACATCGGGACCATCTGGATAATTAGAATATCCACCAATCGCAGAATTTGATAATTCTTTAAGGTTTGATAAATCGATTTCAGCAAAACCTCCAGGTTGACCCAATGTTGAGAAAATCTGTTCACCTGGATTTGCAGCAACTAATGCCGTAGTAGGATTATGAATTTGCGCAAATGATGGTTGAGAACCTAATAATTGAGTGTTTACTGAAACCCAATCTAATGTCGAAGCATCAATGTTGCTTGGATTTAAAATTCCATATACTTGAACAGATTTGTTAGATTGAACTTGTAGTTTTTGTAGTAATAATTGAGAGCGATTAACAAGATCTCTATCTCCAAGATCACCAGAAATAGAATTTGATACTGATGGAGCCAGTCTTAGTAAGAATACAGTTTGACTTTTACCTGTTAAAATAGTTTCACTCAAAGACGCATAGTTAAAGTAGTATCCACGATCTTCATCAAAACCTCCGTCCATAATGTAAGAAGAACCCCAGTGATTTAGTGTTGGAGTTGCAGTGCATCCAATAAATGTTACAGACTGGAAAAAGTTTCCTACAGAATGAGAAGCAGCAGATCCTCCAGTAAATGTTTTATTTACACCACCAACAAATAATTGGAACGATGCACCACGAGTACAACCTGTTAAACTATTTCCAGATTTACCAGTATAAGTAACAACTTCGTTTTCTATAAGAACAACTCCGCTAGTAGGAAAACGAGAAGCATCAACTAATGGAATAGTAGTTGCTGAACTATTTACTGAAGCACCTAATCTACCAAGAATAGATTCATTGATGGTTTGATAACGAACAGTAGTGTTACCTGTTCTCATGTAGGCTTCATCATTAATATTATTTTGTTTCATACGATGAGCAACAATCATGTTACCATCTGGACCACGACACATAAAGTCTACGAAACCAGCACCATACCATGAGAATGAAATTCCCATCATTTGCATTTTGTTCAGATTAATTTTATATCCAGAAACACCAGTGCCATCTAGTTTATCGATGTTAAATTGAGACTGAGGAATACGAACATCAATTACCTCAGCAATTTTAATGTATGAAGAAACATTAACTCCACGATATTCAGGGTTAATCGTCATCGTATTATCGTCAGTAATTGAACCAACTTTATATGTCATACCACGAATAACAATATTATTACCAACTTGTAATTGCTGAGTGAAACGACAAGATGTTCCAGTGATTAACTGAGAGCCTGGAGTTGCTGTAATGAATCCAGAAAGTTGGAATGTAGAAGATCTTTTAACAACTGCTAATTCTTGACCATCATATTCCCAAAATAATCCGTTTTGATCATCGAATGCTCCAACACGAACTGATGCACCAGCCCAGTTCTTAAGAGTAATACGAGGAATATTTGTAATAACAGCAGACGCTGATCCAAGAACTTCTCCAGCAATAACTGTAAATGTGTTTTCGTTAACAATGGTATTGATACCATAAGTTCCATTATATCCTGATGTAACAACACCACTAATTATAACTTGTGCACCAACTTGAAATCCATGGTCAACTTCTGCGGTAACCGTAATTGTAGAACCAATTGCAGTGCCATTAGCAGAAATTTGATCTAAGTTAAAAACAGGATTAAGAGCAACACCTGATGTCCAAAGAATACCTTTACCAGATTGGTAACGCATGTATTTTTTAGTTTGACGAGAAACAGAAGCACCATGTGATGGTAAAAAGTTACCTACAGTAACACCACCATCAAATGGACGATGAATAACAAAAGCATCAGAACGAGTATATACTGCCATTACTATACCATCAGTATTTACTGCACCACCTACTCGAGCAGTAAATGTAAATGTGGTAGAATTTGGTACAGTTTCAGCAAAGAAAGTTGATGAGAGTAGACTGTGATTTGTGCCATTAGAAGTGCAAATCCCAACCAAAGGAGATCCTGGAACTAGTCCGTGATTAGCAGAACAAGTTACAGTAATTGTAGAAGGATTACCTCCATCTGAAGATACTGAAGATACTGGTAAGGCAGATCCTGTATAGAAGCCACCACGACGAGCATAAGTCGAGCCTGTCTTTAGAGAATTACTATAAACTCCAACAACACCCTTTGAATAATAAGTAAACGATTGTGTAGTTGGAACAGAAGAAATAATAAACGCACCTTCAGCACGAGCATATGCTGCAGTGTTTCCTAGACCATTAATAATGACCGCATCATTTACGGAAAGTCCATGAGGAACAGTTGTAGTAACTGTAATGACAGAAGGTGACTGACCGCCAGTAACAACATCTGCTAAGAAAATATCAAGTCCAGGTTTTTCATAAATTCCTGGAACATTTCTAATATCCATATAGTTCTGCCATTTAGTTGGCTGAAGTCCATATTCAAAGTCAGCGTCAATTAATGACTGTGGATTAGAAACACGCATTCTTTCAATAGCATCAACACCCATCGCATATGGACGAACGATGTTACCAATATTTGCTGGAGCATCTACATAAATCGAAATCTTATCTGAAGATAACATTGATGATGTATCTTTATTAAATGTTACAGTAGTAACACCAGATTGTTCGGAGAAGAATGTAGAGTTATCATCTGGATTATACGAGAGCGTACCAGATCTAGTCGCATCGCCAAGTGCGTAAATATTATCTTGTTTTGTTTTATTAGCAATAATCAATAGACGAGTTTCGTCACATTTTCCTGGAAACTTTAATGTGCCATTGTTGGCAGTTCCTGGAGTAAAAACATATTTTTCAATCAGTTGGCGAGCCATTTATATTCCTTTTAGAATCCGAAAATAATAGAGTAAGCGATGTAATCCGCTTTCACAGATTGGTCTAGGTTTTCAAGAGAAACAATACCATCTAATCTTAAATTACCTAAGTCATATAAGAATGTAGCAGTATCATATACATATCCAAGATCTTCTGAGAACACGACACTCTCATATGTATAACCTAAGTCTGTTTGTGCTTGCGCTGCAAATACAGCAGAAGCCACAGCTACATCATTAGCTGCGTTAATCCACTGAGAACCATTATACTTTAAAACTTGCTGAGCTGCAGGATTACTTATTGTTACATCAGTCAAGCTATCTAAAGTACTAACACTGAATGTAGTCCAATTAACACCAGTACCTGTAGAAGTTAAAACTTGTCCATTAGTTCCTGCCCCATTTGCAGTTGTTAGTGTACCTGTAAGCGTAGCAGCAGATAAAGTTTTATTTGTAAGGGTTTGTGTGCCAGTTAATGTGGCAACAGACATGATGGAAGCAGTTCCATTGTCTTTTTTGAAGAATAGGTTACCGTCGTATGTGTTGAGTGCTATCTCTCCAAGCGCAAGATCGCCTGTAGTTGGATTTCTGCCTGATACGGCACTTCGTTTAAGAACGACTGTGTTAGCCATAATAACCTATTCTATATAGAATTTAAAAACAACCAGTATATACTGGGGTGGGAATTACACCCACCAAGTATTTAGTTCAACTTAATAAGTTCCACCATCGATATTAAAGCCATCAAGAGTAGAAGTTCCTGCACCAGCACCAGTAATATTAATACCAACATACATTGATTTAGTGACTGCCAAACCACCAGACATAACAACACCTGCAGTTGTTAAGTTAGTAGCATCAGTTGCATTGGTTAATGTTACTAAGCCAGAAGCACTTAGTGTAGTTGCTGCAACAGAACCCGCAAAACTAGAAGCAGTGATTGTTTTGTTGCTTAATGCTTCAGAACCAGCTAATGTCGCAAGAGTACCAGTTGTTGGTAGTGTTACATTAGTTGTACCAGTGGCAGTAAGAGTAGTACTAAATGCACCAGCAGTAGCTAATGTAGATCCGTTGACTAAAGTTAATGTGCCAGTAGTAGATGAGATTGTTAAGCCATTAACAGTTTTATTTGTTAATGATTCAGTGCCAGCTAAAGTAGCAAGAGTACCAGTTGTTGGTAGTGTTAATGATGTATTTGCAGTTGCTGTAAATGTTTGGCTATAAGCACCAGCATGAGAAACTGCACCTGCAGAGGAAAAGTTTCCACCAAGAGTAATAGTGCTTG